CCAGGAGTCCAATCTCTTTTAAGGTAGTAGTACGTTCCTGGGTTAGCTTGATCCTCTAACTTTAACTGTATTCTATAGCGCGGTCTAAAGTAGCCGGTATTACTTCCCGTAGTAGGGTGAGTAAGCTTGTATATAAGTGTACCGTCTAGCTTTAGGTAAGCGTTGTTATCGTCGCTAAGCACCCCTAAGCTAATAGGGGCAGTAGTGGTATAGAAGTTTATAAACCTTCCTAAAAGGTTTTGTCTAATAGTCTTATTGTGCTTTACCTCTACTCGCTTAACAGCTGGCAAAAAGTTAAACTGGTTATTCGCAAGCCTAGCCCCTCCGGAGGTAGTGCCGTCTAGCTCTATATCGTCCTCCGTAAGTGTGTTCTCTAATAGCGTCCCGCTCTTATTGTAATTAAATACCCTGCGCTGTACTTGGTCTCTCTCTAGGTATTGCTCAAAAATAAAAGCGCCCTCCCTTTGGTAGTACCTGGCTCCAAAAGCTATACATATCTCGGTAAGTACTTCTAAGTACTTAGGGTAAATAGTGGTACCGTTTTGCTCTCTATCGTATAACACGGGAGCGTGGTACCTAATAAGAGTAGCTACGTCTGTAGATTCGCTATAAACGTGGTTAGTGTCCCAAGTGTTTAAGGTCGTAGCGTAGGCTCTATCCGAAGTGCTGTATAGATCTGCGTTACCTATTGCTGTAAAAGTACGCTCTAGGAAGCTCTCTATAGTATCGTAAGTAGCCCAGGTATAATCTTTGTTAGCTAGCAAGCCTATACCGTCTACCGCTGTAAGCTGAAATATATAAGGCTTATGGGTATCTTCTATAGTTACTAGGTCTTGCATTATAACGCCCGTCCAAAAAACTTTAGCCTCTAGTGGAGCGTTTAAGTCTAAGAGCTTATCCTCTAAGCAGGCCTTGGCCTCAAATATACCGCCGTCGTTTATTACCCTTTCCTCGAAGTCTGTAAGGGCTGTAAGGTCTTGTACAGTAATCTTAACGGTAAACCTATTGTCCTGGTATTCTTTAAGATCGTTTATAAAGCTATCGAAAGCGTCCGTATTATTATAGGCGCTTATAGTAGCGTTAGAGCCTATAATAGGGCTTACTATATCGTCGGTCTCCCCGCTGTAGTTTAAGGTGAAGCCGTCGGAGGCTACTACGAAGCTAGAGGAAGGTAAAGCCCAGCTGTTATCGTGTATCTCTATCTTATACTCTTTACCGTTGTGGCTGGTAAATTCGCTATATAATCTTAAAGCCATTTATTAAAATCCTCTATATCTGCTTCGTGTTCTATTTGCCTTCTCGGTGCTTAGAAGTATATCTTGCCCGCTTAAGCGGCCATATACTTCTACAGCCCCGCCGTTACCTCCTGCTATTTGCGGGAGCTTGCTTAGTGGTATTACTGCTTCACTTTCGCCGCCTTCTCCAATCATTGCCAAAGTAGGAGCTGTAACTATACCGCCTTCTGCTAGGAAGGGTATTTGTATACCACTAGAAGCAGCTACTGCCTTCATACCTACGCCCAAGCTTTGCAAGCTCAAGGATCCAATACCTCCAGTAGTAATAACTAATAAAGCGGCTAGTATAGCTACCAGGGCTATAGTAGCTATAAGCTGCGCAGCCATAGCTTTAAGTGCTGTTATAAAGCTTTCTGCGAAATTATCTCCATTTATAATAGCCCCAGCTATAGCGTTCCCTAAGTTTTGGCTAAACTCGTAAGCTAAGCCTCCGCTTAAGTCTATAGCTTGCTTTAGCCCTTCACTAGTACTTTTAGTAAACTGTAAAGCGTTGTTTCTTGTTTCTACAAACTTAGCGCCGAAGGCTTCTAAAGAAGTAGCTGCTGTTAGGTTTACGTCTGCTAGTCTATTTATAGTACTGGTTACATTTACTAGGGTTTCTTTTTGTTTCTTTGTAACCTTTACTGCCTTTTCAGTCTCTACATTAGTAGCTTTTTGGGCATCCCTTATTTTGGTCATCCCAATAGCTACTTGCATTAACTTATTTTGGAGGCCGTCCAGCCTTTTCTGCATTGTTTTATACTTCGGGTTATCCGCTATATTTTTATAAAATACATTGGTATAACCTTCCGCGAAGTCCTCCATTACCTTTTTTTGCTCGGCTATTTGCTTTTTAATAAAGCCCGCTTGCTTTTCAAGCTGTTTTAAGCCCTGCTCTTGGTCTGGGTTTTTTATAGCATTATCTACAGACTCTTTAGTTTTATCTACCTCCTTACGAAGTGCTAAATACAAAGCAGTAACCCCAGCCAAAGCCAAAGATACTGGCCCCATAGCAGCGGTTAAAGATCCAAAAGCTATAGTAAGAGAACCAACAGCAGCAATAACAAGAGGCACCATAGCAAGTAAAGCACCTAACACTACCTTGTTATAAAGCTCGGCATCGCTCATTTTACTTATGGCCTCTGTAATAGTACCCATAGTACGGGTAAGCCCTTTAAGTACGTCCTTAAATATCTTGTTATCGGTGATCGCATCGCCAAGCTCTATAAGCGCTCCCTCCGTTGCGCTTTGCAGCTCCTTAAAAGCTCCAGCGGTGTTATCCATCATTTCCGCAGCCATTCCAGCAGCTGCGCCTTGTGCATTGTTGTAGCTTTCTGTAAGCTCGTCTACTGTACCCATTTGCTGGGTAAGGATCATTAAGGCACCTTTAGCACGTTCACCTACTAAGTCGTTAGCTTCTGCTAGGTTGAGGTTTTGCCGCGCTAGCTCTCTAAAGGTTTGGCGCATTGGCTTACCTTCCTGGTGCAGCTCGCTAAGTATTTTCTTAAGAGCAGTACCCGCTATAGAGCCCTTAATACCATTATTAGCTAAAGCTCCTAGCATTGCGCTAGCCTCTTCCAGACTTACGCCGGTAGCCTTAGCAATAGGCGCAGTAGTTTTCATAGCCTCCGCGAAGCTTTCCATATCTAGGGAGCTCGTCGCAAAGCTCTTTGCCATTACGTCTGTAACTCTGCTAGTCTCTGTAGCTTCTAATCCGAAAGCTCTAAGGGTAGCACCTGCTACCTCCGCTGCGCGTGCAAGCTCAGCGCCGCCCGCCTGGGCTAGATATAAAGTGCTTTCTGTTACCTTGTCTATCTCATTAGCAGTAAAACCAAGCTTAGCAAACTCGGTCTGTAAGCCTGCTACTTCTGTAGCTGTAAAGGTTGTAGTGGAACCAAGCTTTTTTGCTTGGGCTTCTAGTCTGTTAAATTGATCGGCAGTAGCTCCGGAGACGGCTTTTACCTTGCTCATCTCAGCCTCAAAGCCGGAGAAGGTCTTTACCGATAAAGCGCCAAGTCCAATAAGAGGAGCCGAAATACCACGGCTTAAAGTAGTACCTAAACTTTTAGCCTGCGAGCCGAAGCGGCGCATTTTACTGCTAGCTATTTTTAAGCCTCTAGTAAGTCCGCTAAGGTTAGCACCTATAGCTATGTTAGTACTTATGTTGCTCTTTTTTGCCATTTACTTAGTATTGCTTTAGCTTCTGCTTTAGTTAGTTTTGGCTCTGCTTTTTGTGCGTTATCCCAAGGAAATTTATAGAGCTGCTTCGGGGTTACTCTTTTACCTTTCGGTAGTTGGAGGTTTACTAGTGTTACCGTTTGGCTTCGCATTACTTCCCAAAGCTCTTGGCTTTCTGCTTGCCTCCTTTCGCTAAAACCCGCTACAGCGTTATTAAGGCTGCGCGGGGTAAGATCTAAATACTCGCTGTAGTTATAACCTAGTAAGCCTAGGGCTATCTGCTCGCAGCGGTCAAAAGTAAGAGGGGCTTCGGGGCTTTTCGAGCCCCTAGCCCCTTCTACTTTTTTTCCTGTGTAAAGCTTTCGGTAAAGACGGCTAGTACTTCCTCTAAAGCGCCTGGGCTGTCATCTAACCAGTCCGCTACTTCCTCAGCGGTAGCGTTAAACTTTTCGCCTTCTACTCTAGCGCCTTGCTTTAACCCAGCTCTAATAAGCTCTATAGCTTGGGTTAGGGTTAAGCTTTCTCCTAGTGAGTCTAGCTGTGATAACGTATAGCCAGTAGCTTCCGTAAATTCCATTAACGCAGCGAAGCCGAACTTTACAGCTCTATCTTCGCCTCCTATGTTTACCTTCTTTACCATTTGCTTTAAGTGTGTTTAGTGTTTGTTATTACGCTACTGTAGAGTAAGTAATAGCGCCGGTAAGCTCAAACGTAGCAGTGTAAGTTACGTTATCCTCCATACCTGCGTTTACCTCCAAAGAAGTAACGTAAGCTGCAGCGCTCCAGTAGTGGTCTCCACTTACTTCTGTAGAGAACTTAACAGTAAGCGTAGAGCGTCCGCTCCAAGCTGTCATAAGATCATCTACGCCGTAAGTAGCGTCCTCTGCGTAAAGTGCAGAAACCGATACAGTACCGCTTTTAGTTGCTTCTAGTAGGTCGCGAGTACCGCTAGAGTCTTTAGTAGTTGCATCTCTAGTGTCTAAAGACAAAGAGATAGAGCCCTCAGTAGCGTGAGCTATTAGAGTGCTTCCCGAGTAAACCCCTAGGAGGGTTCCATTCATAATGCCAGTAGTTGCCATTTTAGTCTAATTTATTTATTTGTTCTTCTTCTTTTTGCGGTGCTTCTTCACCAATTTTAACGGCCTTACCAGCGTCTATAAGCTCCTGGCCGTATTCGTTTACTACGTCTAAAGTTAGCCCTTTATCGACCTTTTTACCGTGCGGTAGGGTTACTTTTTTGGTTAGTGTTATTTTCATAGTTTGACTCTTATTATATACTCTGAGCTCGTTACATAAGTCTCTGTAGCTGGGTCGTTATCCGCGTCCAAGTCTATAAACTGGATACTATCTATAACTACCCCCTCTACCGTTCCGCTGTAACGATCTAAAGCCGTTCTTACTTTGTTGGTTAGGTCGCTAGCTTCTGCGTAGGTTTCGCAAGCTGCTACAATATCGTAGCGTACCTCGTCTAGTGTACTTACCCCGCTCTTAGTGTCGCTTGGGGTAGTATCTTGTAGTACATATACTAAAAAAGGGAAAGCCGCGCCCTGCGCTGCTATCTGCGGGTAAATACGAGTACCTACGATAGCGTTTACGTCGCTGTCATTGGTTAGTATTGAATATATAGCTTTTCCTTCTGTCATTATCTAGTAAGCTGGTATAAGCTTTGCTTTAGTATTTTTTGCACCTCCGCCAGGAGCTGCGCTTGTGTTTGTGCTACGGCTTTAGCAAAGCCTTTCTCTGCGTAATTTATGTTACGCGTTTCTTTAGGTTGGGCTTTCGCCTTACCTCTAGGCAGTCCGTAATTTACAATAGCGGCGTAGTACCCGTCGAAGGTCTTACCCGCTCTTTTACCAAACCTTGCACCTACATAGCCTAGAAGAGCTCCTTTCTTTTTAGAAGGTATAAAAGCTATAGACCTTCTAAGGTTACCGCTCTTATTAGTTACAGTACTTTCTTTGCTTTTCTTTTTAACCGTTCTAGTAGTTGCTGTCTTTTTATCTGAGTCCTTAATAGAGCTCTTAACAGCTTTAACCATAGGCTTCGCCGCTTTACGAATACCCGCCTTAAATTGGCGTGCCTTCTTGCGGTCTATATCCTTAAGCTTTTCCAGCTTCATTAAAGCCTTCTCTAAACCTTCTACCTCAAAGTATACGCCCTCCTTCATTAGTCCCTTAGTGTAGTTTCTAAAATTAGGTAGCGCTCTCTTCCTTCTAAGCTTACGCCCTCTACCTCGTAAGTATTGCCGTTCCAGCTTATTTTAGTGGTAGCGTCTACGTCCGATCTATAACGGATAGTAAAGCGTACCTTATTAACGCTAGTTAGCTTATCGGTTTCCTCGCCTTCCTTTACCGTGCGGTAATCCACTTTAGCCCATACCTTACCTAAGTCGCTATATGTTCGTACAGCCTGGCCGAAGCCGTCCGTACTCACACTAGCGGAGCGTAGCGTTATTCTTCTATCTAGCTTACCTGGGTCAATCAAAGCGGAATACTCTGTAAGGGTTTAGTAAATACTCAGAAGCTGTAGGTAAGCGGTGTACGCTATCTACTCGCTTCTCGTACATTTCGCCAATAATTAAAAGCATAGCCATTTTTATATTAGCCGGTACGTCGCTAGCTTGCGTATAGCCGCAGGTATAACGTACTATAACAGCGTTTACCGTGTCCTTCGTGCCATACCAGCCGTGCTCGGGCATAATACGGGCAGGCTCGCTTACTAGGTCGCTTCTATAATCGTCTGTACTTACGGTCTGCTCGTCTCCGTTTCCGTCTACATACTTTAAGCTGGTTACGCTTTGTACTGGCCCTCTACTTAAATAGACTATATTACGATCTCCCCTAAACGGATCTACCCCCGTTTTATATACCGGGAAAAAGTCGTAAAATTCTTCTATTACCGTAGTTAAAAGAAACCTCCCTAAGTAGTGCTCGGCCACTTGCGTAGCCGCGTCAATAAGTACCCCTAGTAGGGTATCTTCATCGCTAGAGTCTACCCTTAAGTAGTCCTTAACTTCTTGAACCGTTAGCGCTTTTAAGCTCGCTGGGGTAATTATTGTGTAGCTCATTACTTAGCTCGGGTATTTCTTTTAGTGCTCTTTTTGCTTACTGCTCTCTCAGCTTTAGCTTCCTTCTTCTCCTCTACTACTTCGCAGAAGTTAGCATTTAAAAACTCTTGAGCAGTAGCTGCGGGCAGCTCTACCACCTGGCCTGCCAGGTAGTAGAAGTCTGCACCGCTTATATTTTGGTTAAATAAAACCTTCATATACTACTGTTCTAAGCTTACGCTTGGATCAAGTGCTTAATAGCTGACGCTTGAAGTACGTTACCGTCAACACGGCGGTAAGCGATAAACCCAGTAGAAAGGGCATCAGCGAAGCGCTCGTTAAGACGTAGCAACTGTACGCCACCTGCTTCGTGTACATAGTACTGCTTAAGATCACCGAAAATAATAGACTTCTTACCAGTAGCGATACCGTCCATATCTTCGTTAACGTGTACCGGCTTACCGAAAAGCAAATCTACGCCACCCACTTCCATAGCTGGTACGAATACCGGGAAGTCGTTTGAGCTGCCGAATCCTAGTTTTCTCACAGCTGCAAGTGTAGCGCTGTTCATCATAAACCCAGCGCCTGCTGCGTTACGGTAAGAAGCGTCTACTGCGTACATTAGGTCTAAGATTTCTGCAATAGTTACAGCTGTAGCCGAAGCAGCAGTCTTACCTAAAGTAGAACCAGTTACAATACCTTGAGGCTGTGAGCTGTTTGTACCAGTTGTAAGGTGGTCGTTAATACCACGGTTCAAACGGTTAGCTAATTGGCCACCTACAAAACCTGCCAAGTCAAAAGCGTTATCTGCCATTAACTGGTTAGATACCTTAACGATTTTAGAGCTGTAAGTATATGGCTCAAACTTCACGTTTGTAAAGGTCATATCGCTTACAGTCTCAGCTGTACCCTCACCCAAGATAGCAGCTACTACCGCTGTATCGTCGTTAGCTGGCAAGTTGAAAGCTTGACCGTTAGAAGTACGAATAACTGTAGCTACTCGCTCGATATCCGACTTAAACAATTCCGTAGCGCTTACAAAATCGCTCCAGTTTTCCGGTACCAAGAAACCACCTAGACCGTCGTTAGTAGTAACCTGCGTAGAAGTACCGCGTAGCTCTTCCATAGCGCGAACCTCGTTAGCGTTAAGGCCGTTCATACCTTTGCGAAGGTAAGCGTTAAACGCGTCGCGAGCTTCTACCTTTGCAGGTGCTGCTTCGCGTACCTCGTCAGCTTTAGAAGCCATCTCTTTTTTCAATTCTTCGGCGCGCTCAATACGAGCAGCAGCTGAGCGGAGCTCGTCTACTTCGTTAGAAATTGCGTCGAATTTTTCGTTTTCCTCGTTTGAAAGGTTGCGGCCTTCTGCTTTTGCAGCCGCTACCATTCCCTGCATTTGCTCTACTAGAGCGCTGCGCTTTTCGCGCATTTGTTTAGCATTCATCTTTAGCTAGTTTAATTAAAGCATTATATATATTATAGTTTACCTCCTCTTGTGGTGTCTCTCTCGCTTCCTCCGCTTCGCCTTCGCTGTTAGGCTCGGCGCTGCGTAGTCCGCTAGAGGATGAAACGTACGCCGGGTAAACTACGGCCGATACGTCAAATAAAGAGCTTACACTCTCTATATATCTTATGTGCTGGCCTTCTTCCATTCGCCAGCTATCTTTATCTACAGTAAAGCCAAAGCTTGACTGTGTTAAATCTCCTCTTCTGTACAGCTCTAGTAAATCATTACCATAGCTAGTGTTAGGCATCTCGAAGCGGTAGTATAGGCCTTT